ATCAAGGTGATCAGCGGCACCGACCGCGACGCCTTCGAGGAGTCCTACGCCGAGCAGAAGATGAAGGCGTTCCGCGTGCGGTTCCTCGTGCTCGCCCTGTGCGACGAGGCTGGGGAGCGCATCTTCAAGGACGAGGACACGGCGGAACTCGGCAAGAAGTCGAGCGTCGTGATCAATCGCGTCTTCGACACGGCCTGGAAGGTGAACGCCTTCACGAACGAGGCCGTGGAGGCGCTGGGAAAAGACTAGCCGACAGACCCGAGCGGAAGTTCTACCTCAAGTTAGCACTCTCGCTGGGAATGTCGGTCAAGCGGTTGCTGCGGGAGGTCGATTCGGAAGAGATCGCTGAGTGGTACGCCTACGACCAGAGGCACCCGCTCCCCGACTCATGGGCACAGACCGCGAGAATCTGCCGCATCATCATGGCGGCCAGCGGGAACTACAAGAAGAACGACATACCGGACGAGGCGGTCTTCATACCGACGGCCGTCAAGCCAGAACAGTCGCAGGCGCAGATTATCAACGAGCTGATGAAGTTGAACGCACCGCGCCAGGGATGACACGATGGCAAAAGCCTACCTCGGCAAAATCTCGGCGCTGGTAACGGCGAACACGACCGACTTCAACAATAAGTTGAATGCGTCGGCGAACGAGCTTCGCAACTTCGCCAAGAGCGTCCAGAGCAACATCACTCGAACAACGCAGGAGGCCAATCGGGCGTTCTCTGCGATCCTGACGCCGCTCCAGAAGTTCGAGGCTTCTCTCAGGGCCGCCTCGAGCATGAGGCTCTCGTTCAAAGGCTTCCAGGGTGCCATCAAGGACATCGACGAGCTGAAGGCCCGGCTCGCCACGCTGAAGGACAGCCAGGTCAATCTGGTCGTCAACGCGAGCGGGATGAAGTCGCTCACGGACTTCCGCAACGCCATCGGCGACATCACCAATAAGGACATCCGCGTCCTCACCGATGTCGGCGGCATCGAGAAGCTCCGCGAACTGCGGAACATCATTGAAACCGAAGACGGCCGAACGATCGCCACGCAGGTGCGAGTCAAGGCTGAAGACCTTGACCGCATCATCGCGAAGTTTGAGCGGATCGACAAGCGGCAGATCGACGCTGTCATCCGTGTTCTCGGCGAGCAAGACCTTGAAGCCGCCGTCATCAAGCAGCAGCAACTGGCATCCGCAGCCAAGCAGGTCGCCGAGCCGCTGGCCGCTGCGGTCGCCCAGTTCGGAAAGTTGTCCACAGAGGTTCAGACGGCGTTTATCCCGGCCCTGAATCGCGCACAAGACGCAACGCAGAACCTTCAGTCGGACATTGAGGCCGGAGTTCGCATCGGCCAGGAGCGATTCAAGGCTCTTGAGTCCCAGGTGCTTCGCACGGCCGAGGCGATCAGCAGGCTATCCGAAGCCGCCGCCACGGTGTCGACGATCCGCACGGGCCGAGAGCTGGAGTTCCAGCAGCCGCGAGCGCAGGCTGCCTTGACTGCGGCCAGGGCCGTTTCTGGCGAGGCCACGGGCAATGTCGCCCTCAATCCGCGAGCGTTCGAGGCTTCGCAGGTTGCGATCAAGCGAGAGTCGGATGCACTCGTAGGGCTGATCGCCCTGCGGGAGAGCGCGAACGAACAAGGCGAGCGGGGTACTGCGTCTGTCATTCAGGCCCAGATTGATACACGCACGGCAGCCTTGGAGCGGCAGACGGCAGAGTACCGCAGGCTGATCGCCGCAGAGAAGGAATTGCAGCGAATCGTTGTAGACGCCCGCACCGACATCTCTGACAAAATCCAGGCCGCGAGGCTTGCCCAAGAGGAGGCCGCGTTCCGTGAGCGGGCCGCCGAGCAGACGGAGCGTCAGGCCGCCGCCGCAAACAGGGTGCTTGCCGCCGACATCCGGCGCCGCGAGGCGCTCCGCGAGCAGCAAGACAACTTTGGTGCAGGCATCGACCTCGGCCCACAGCAGGCTCCAGAGCAACTTTTCGGCCGTCGCCCACGAACCAGAGAGTCAGAGCTGGAACGCACGCGAAACCTTGACCAGCAGTTTCAGGCACTCCCAGATGACGTGAAGGCGAGCCTGGATGCCGAGGCAAAGGCTCTGGACAACATCGCAAAGTCAGCCAGAGCAGGCAGGGCCGGAGTTGAGACGCTGGCGTCTGCGAACGACAGAATGGCGGCGTCCATCGGAACGGCCAACGCATCACTTGATGGGATGAACTCCCGCACGAAGCTGCTGGACGACTTCAAGAGGCGGTTCGCAGACTTCGATCAAGTTTTGCAGACCAGGGCAATCTCGGCATTCTATGCTGAGTTAACGGTGATGGAAAACGCGGTCGCCAGCCTGTCGCAGGAGATGCGAGGGCCTGCGCTGGCGGCGATGACGGCCTACCGAGACGCCGTCCAGGCCGCGCTTGCAGAGAATGGCGAAAACAACCCAGCCGTTCAGGAAAGGCTAGAGGCGATCAAGAAGGAGTTCATTGCCGCCGCGAAGCAGGCTGGCATGAGTGCTGCACAGATCGGGGCAGCACTCAAGCGAGCCGGCGACATTGGCCGCGGCGGCGTCGACAAGTTTTCGCTCGCTCTGAATCAGGCGGCGTTCGCCATAGACGACTTCTTCTCATCTACCGGCGGGTTGGAGTTCAAACTTCGTGCGATCAGCAACAACGTCACGCAGTTGGCGTTCATCCTAGGCGGGACGCAGGGGCTTTTCATCGGCCTAGCTGCCGTTATCGCGGGGCAGGCCGCGGTCGCAATCACCAAGTGGATCAACAGCGGCCGCACCGCCGAAGACCAGACGAAAGCGCTGAACGACGCCCTCTCTCGTCAGAAGAGCCTCGTCGAGGAACTTGCCCAAGCGTTCCGCACGCTCGGCGACTCGCTGACTCGAGACGCCTTCTCTCCAGCTGCGGCTGCGGCCAACGAGTTCCGCAAGGCGCTTGACGAGATCGCGAAGAAGCAAAAAGAGATTCGCGAAGGCCGTGTTGCTGACGCAAGCCCAGACGTTCAGAGGGAGCGGGCAAACCAAAACGTACTTCAGAGGAGGCTCGAGGCCGAGCAGAACCCTGGCCGTCGAGTCGCCATTCAGCGACAAATCGAAGATGCGCAGCTAAGAGAGCGGATTGCCGCGAGGGCCGCGACGACCGACAGGGCCACTGGCCTGGACGTCGAGCGGGCGGTTGGCCGTGCCATACGAAATGTCGGTATCGCCCAGTTGCCGGCCGCCGTCGACGCGGGGTCGGCGGCGCGTCGCGAGATTGAAGCAGAGAGGATTCGCCGGCAGGCTTCGGACACTGCCCGCAGGGCGGCGTCAGGAAGCAACGAGCAGCAGCGCGCCGCGATTGACGCCGAAATCAGACGGCTGACGCCTATCGCTGCGGGCGGCGACACTTTTGGTTTTGCTGCGTCTGACTTGGCATCGCAGGCACTCGTTGAACTGAACAAAGTCCTCGCGCAATTGGATGCCGCCGGCGCACAGAAGGCTTTAGACGATCTCGTAGTCTCGATTTTTGAGGGCGCAGGGGGCGTTTCAAAGTCACTCGCCGCCGTGGAAGATGTGCTCGCAAGAACTCGCGGCTCATTCGACTCGTTCCTCATTGAGTCCGAGAGAAACCGCATCGGCGGGCAGCTTGAAAAACTCCTCACAGAACTTAACTCCTCGCCATCTCGCGAGCGTGCGCAGGAATTGGAGCGGCAAAAGGTCGAACTCCAGAATCAGTCGTCTGCCCTTGAGGCTGCGACACTGAGCATTGAACAGTTCGCGAACGTGCTGGAACGAGTTTCTGGGCGACTTGGCGAGACGGTCCTTCAAGAGGTCGAGCGCCTGGCTGAAGAGGCCCGCAGGACACAAAACGCAGCCAGCGGAGAGGTCAACGCACTCAACAACGGCGGCCTCCAGTTCGTCCCGCAAGGAAATCGCCTTCGCGTTGCGGCCGACCAGCGCCGGGTTTTTCGAGAGACGCAGGAAGACCGACGACGCGCAGATGCCGAGCTGCGGCGCGCGCAGCAGGGCCAGCAAGAACTTGAGAGGCGCACCAGAGACAGCCAGCAGCAGTTTGAGCGGCAGGCTGCCGCCGGTCAATTCGGAGGCGATGCCGCCCGTCTCATCGCCGAGCGTGACAGGGCCAGGGCCACAATTGAAAACGTCAACGCTGCGCCACAAGACCAGCAAAGAGCGCAGGAAGCATTCGTCAACGCGACACGCGGTTTGGAAAGAATCTTCGAGCAGTCGGCGCTGGCAAAAAAGTTGGCTGACTTCGCCGACGGGCTAGACGCAGCCTCCGCCGAGGCCCAGGGGCTCACGGCGAGAATCAAGGAACAGCGCGACGCCGCGCAGCGAGGAAGGGAGCTAACGCTGACTCCAGGCGAGCGCGCCGCCGAAGAGCTGAATGAGCGGATCGCAGAAATCAGGGAGTACGCATCCCGCGCTGCCGACGAGAGCACTGGCCTGCCAGACGACATTCAGGCAATTCGCAGCCGAATGAACGAGGCCATCGGCCGCGCCGAAGAGGATATGTTCCGCGCGCTGGCTCCGACGATCGCCGGCATGGCCGATTCCGTCCGCAACGCCGTCCTTCAAGGCCCGTCGCGTGCCGCCCTCAACGCCTCCGACGTGACGACGACTCAGGGCCAGCAGGAACTCAATCGACTCCTGCGGGGCGACGATCCCGCCCGCGACGTTGATATGGTCGCCCTCCAGCGCGAGACAAACGAAATCCTCAGAGCAATCGAAAGAAAAGACAACCCGGTAGCCAACTAAGGAACAAACCCATGCCAGACATCTCCTACAACGTCTCAATGAAGTTAGACAAGGACTTCCTCAACAACTCTGTCTCCGTCGTCAACGTGACGGCGACCATGAGCCAGGTTGGGATGAACAGCGTGACGCTCGCCCTTTCGACGAATCCCGTCAACATCTCGACGGCGAACCTGACG